TGCGGAACAGAAAAAACTGCGGCCAATTCGCCCAAACCATTGATGTCTACCAGGGAACCCAGTCACATATCTTTTTCTAAGTACCTACAACTCTGAAGCAATAAGTTGGGTCAAACAGGTTGTGGGTTTCCCAACACCTTCTGGAATCCCGGGGAGAGCTAAAAAGGCTCTCGCGACCTTTTTTAGCACATCCTTATAAGCTGTCACGGCAGAGGGTTCCATGGATCTCTCAACAACCACAGTTAGGAAGGTATTTGATGGCCAGCCTGGTTGGTCCTTCTTCACCTGTATAGTAATCCTTATATCACTCAGGATCCTGAACAAATAGCATATCCTGGACCCCGATGAGCCCCACATTTCCAACAACAGGACCAAGGGGACCACCATTCTAGCGATGGCTTGCAATCTCCCAGACACCCTCAGCATGTGAAGCTTAACCGGGTCATCATCAAACGATTCCCATGAGGCGTTGAGCACATGCTTGATTCTTTCGATCAGGACCTGCGGCCCGTCCAGAAATGATGGATGAAACCCCAAAAGTTCCCCCAAGTTGGTAGCTGCTAAATTACAACAAGAGTGTAGCTGTGCAAGGTCTTTCCCGCATGAGATTAATTCATCGATATTGAGCTGGGATGTCATCATCACACTAGCAGCCATTACCGCACCAATCTCGTCAACCCCCCTTAGTGCATGAGATTTATTTGTGCTGGAGTGTAGAAAGACTTCTGAATTGAGGGACGTGGAGGATACCGGCTTTGAGGCAGTTATTGTTCTCTTATTGTATCCTGATAGGGTGGAGATCAACTCCTCTTGTATATAGGGGAGGAACCACTTAGTTATTAAGCTGACATTGGCCCCACGAGCTTCTACAAGTTGTGAGATTGTTGCTATGGTTACAGCTATACTCTGTGAGTCATGGCAACTCATCCCTTCGGCATCCATTGTTATGAGGACCTCCCGCAGGGGCCCCTTTAAGTCACTAATGGCTAGAGCTAACGGGGTCACCACAGAAGAACTTCTCAAGTCTGTATCTCCCCCTATTGTCCACTTAAGGTGGCAAACTCGTTGTGTCAGATCACAGCCAAGAAGAGCTGCTGGGACAAACAAGATTGGCTCTACCTGGGAGAGTTCAGAGTCGGTTATTAGGGTGTTAAATATTCCTCTAGCCTTCGGATACTTGTGCAGCAGGGTAGAAAGGACCCCACCGCAGCCCTCTGCAAGAGATATGATTAGGTCAAATGAAGGAGGGAAGCAGGGGAGTCCTAACACCTGGACATACTTGCTGGCAGCACTTGATATTCTCCCGCACCCTCTACTTAGGTGATAAAGGGGCCATGGGATTTCCAACCTCCCCCTAGCTGCGGACATAAGGGTCCTCCGATAACATAAACTGGCCCCCTTCCACACCTGGCGGGACCCGAACCTCTCTTCCGTGTGGGTGTACATGATCATGTCTGCTTTAATATTCCGTGCCGCCCACTGACATTCCACCACCTCTACATCAGGTAAAGTATCAAATTGAGACTCAGGTGGCAGATCAATTCCCACTAGCCCAAGCACCCGAGCTAGGGATTTTCTGAGTCGCTTCTCGCTCTCCTTGGGGAACTTGATCAAGCTGAATCTACTGTACAACTCTCCTCTGTACATTAGATACCTGAAGAAACCCAGAGGCAACGAGTGAGATAGGGAATTAGGTGATGTTGTTGCAAGATGAGGAGGGGTTAGGCGCATCAGATTGCAATATGTTGGGAGGAGGCCACTCTTTATTAGCGCGCCAGCAAAGGAACACAAAGACGTTGGGACTAGAGGCAGGAGACTTACACCATCTCCATAGTCCTTCATCCACCGGTAAAGATAATCGTACCTAACCAGCATTGCCCAAATAACTGCGTGAGGGTTAGAATTACGGAACTCCGGGATTGTTACAACTCCACCTAGACCCCCTGGAGCAATTAAGGCTGGCATGTAGTTATCAACTCCGATTTCCTGATCATAAGTGAGTGCTGACAGAGCAAACCTTCTTCCCACAAAGCATCCGAGAACTATGTCTCCAGAGACTACAGTCTCCCAGGTCGTGTCACCTACAGGGAGGTTAGAGCCATCAGTTGCCAGGAGTGTGGGCATAAGTAATGACGAGAATTTGAGGGTCTCGGTAGGTACTGGCTGTGTACACCCCTGGCAATGTAATGTCACGGCAATAAGTCTCGGAATACCCAACTGTTTCATCCTTCCATATACTTGCCAAGTGAAAGATAGCCCGTAGAGGAAGAGGCTCTGGAAGAAGATGGTAAAGTCCCCTCCTCCAGAAGCAAACTCAGCCATCTGACTAGTCCCTATTACCATGTGACTATTTAGGGAGCTGATACAATTAACTAGGCTTGACATCCTGTCAGAGGCTGTATGGAACCGATGATATATATTCCCCCCCCTCACCTCTGGAACGAAGCCAGTGATGTCGATCTTCTTCTCTCCTAGTAGCCACAGAGCAACCTCCCTGAGAGAAGGACTCCCGACATAATCTGCCCATGAGATGATTGTCCCTAATCTTCGAGCTGACTTGACTTGAGTTGTTACCTCTAGGGGGGAGTTAGCTGGCCGACGCAACTTCTCTTGTGTAGAGGATCCGTAATAAGCACTAAAGGGACCTGCCTCCTGCCATGAGTCCAGCCCTAATAATCTAAAGGTATGGCTAGTTTGGATTATGAATGACCTCTCCTCCGAGTGGCCGATCACATCTGTCCATGGATGTATGAGTACTTGTTCTATGGGGCAAGGAGATGTGACACCCTCAATCTCAAATCCCCATGATTGACGCCTCATATGGCGTGCCGCCAGGTACGAGCAGGGGAATGCGTTTAAGGTTGATATAAGCAGACCACCCTTTATGTCTCTGGTCCATAAGGACTGAATCTTTTTTAACCAGGCTGATTCGATGTCCCGAACAAGTTTCAAGAGGCCCCCCTTCCCCGCACAGGTGGCTGAGTGCTGGGATGTTATAGACAATAGCGTTCTGGTTTTTTCAAAAAGTCCGCAAAGCATAATTAAGATACCTGCATTGCTACACCTGAATAACTCAGCTGATATGCGTCCATGATAAGGGCGCAGAGTGACAAGAATGTTTACCAATAGGTTTGCCCGGGCCTCATCAGTAGTATCCAGTATACTCCTCACTTGTGGATTTGATGTGAGATTATCTATGGCATCACGGACGTGGCGCCGGACCTCTGGCTCAACATTCAAACTAGCCTCAATATTCAGGGCTGAGGGATCCATCACAAGCAATTTGTAAGCAGGGGAAGGTAAAACTGAGCATGGAGACAGCCTTAGGATAGATGTGAAGAGCTGAGGCGAAGTTCTTCTTAAGAATTGGAGCAAACCCAGCTGGTACGTCAGGCGGTCTCCCACTCCCCGCTGAGTCATCACGAGGAATGAGGAGCCAGGTAGCCCTCCAATCACGCGGTTCCACATCGGGAGGGCTGCATAGTCTTGAAGCTGAGCATGTGGAGAAAGCAGCTGGCTTGAGTGTGCTAGGAGGATAATCTCTAGTGCGTAAGACAGATAGGCGCCTGTAGCACACTTATCGTGGTTGGCAGTAGCTTCGGCACCCGTTGCAATGGCAGCCACCTTATTATCAAATGTATCCAATATTTCATTACTATCCGGGCTGATCTTAACCGCGAATTTGATGGCATTTGGAATATGCACTCCCTTATAGTAGGACTCTTTGTTGTATTGCACTAAGTGTCGGGAAAACCATGTCTCCTCAGCCTTAAGCGGAAGCTGAGCCGCCTCCATGTAAGCCTCTAGTTCCTCAAGGAAGAGGCGTGCTGTGTTGTGGAGATCTGCCTCTTGGGCATGCGTGGGATACCAGAGGAGGACTTGGTTATCTCCCTGCCCTAACAGATGGATCTTGTATCTGTTCTGGTAGGCAAAGTCCAGTATCAGCATCTGGGTTGCGACAGTCCATCCCTTCTGTCTTAATCCCTCCTGTCCTCCCGCTTGGTAATAGTGACAGTAATCTGAAGGATAGGGGTCTCTACCTGGTGATGGTCTGGGAGGGCGGGTCCTAAGATTAGTGATCACGAGGCTGCGGTGGAATCCAGGATGGGTGTCTGCATACACATAATTAAAACCATATATGTTATCGAAGTCCTGAAATAACCTCAAAACCATGTCTCCGCGCCATTGCATATTAAACTTCTTATAGTCAAGTTCAAATACCACAACAGTCTTCTTTCCCCCTGTTGTCTGGTTTGCCATAATCCCGATTTTCTTCTTCAGTTCAAGCTCAGATATTGTCATTGATTGGTATGGGATGTACTTTAAGATGGGAACGATGTTCTTTTCCGTTATTACCTGGTAAAGCCGCCTCCGGTAAGTTAGCTTAGCAAACATTCTCCCCTCCTCTTTTTCCTCCCCCTCCTTTGGACAAACAATTATAATGTCGTCCTCCGGATCAAGATCTCGAGCATTCACCCGATTAATAACATCTAGCGGCTCGTTTTCAGACCCCTGGAGGTAGCGCACTATAACTCTTGTCTCGTCCCTCTCCCCTGTTTTTGGCCTCTTGGTGTTATGGTGGAGACGAAAGCCACACACATCAAAAACCTGAGGCCACTTTGATCTTGACTGAGCACACGCTTTATCCCCAAGTAGGTCGAATCCGTCAAGACAATAGTCAAACTGGAGGGCTTGGAGGAGAGCTATAGCAGCCCAATCCTTCGGGCATAGCTTCCTCATCTCTCCACCCTGAGGCCATGTATTTTCTCCAACAGCCCTCCTCAAGACACCGTGACCCCATGTGGCAACTTGTACGGGGGGCCAACAACCGTGAATCCTGAAGTAATTCTTAGTGAAGTGATATTTAAAATTGGCACTGATAGTCTCCCCCACATCTACCTGCACTTTCTTGGGAGCACATGCGAACTCTCTCATGGTTGCCATACCTGCTCTGGTCTTTATGCATGGGTGCCCGTAAGCCTTGGCCAGTCCTGTAAGCTCCAGTGATGCAGATAATCCCTCCACTGTTGAGCAATCACCAATCATAAGAGCAATGATGGATGTTGGAAACATGTCGCCGAAGACTTCCCTCAATGTGGTCATAACAGTTCTCCAGAGGGCATCACACCCTAGGTCCTGATCTCTGGAGATAATTGTCCCCGTAACTATAGCGTGCCATGAGTTCATTAATGTAAAGAATGACTCTCCTACCACAGATCGAAGGTCGATAAGTAACTGATCTAATTGCAGGGTTCGAGGGAGAAGCGGGAACGAGTACTTGGGTATAGTGTCGGTGGTAGCCACATAAAACAGTCCGCTGAATCTCCTCTGGCAGGAGTCTAGAACCCCTAGGACTAATGTTGTAGGCAGTATAGAAGGCCCGTGCTTCTTACAGATGAAAAAGGAGACTGTGGCATGATAGTACAAGTTGTAGATCTCGCCAGCACTAGGACACATGAGAACGTTACCTGCCCATCTCTTCCTGATCTTGCTCTTAAGACGGTCGGCTTTGAACTTAAGACTAAACAATGGTTGTAACTGCGATATCACCCTGGGGTCAGGGGTGAGGTCGGCATGAACTTGGCCCTTTGAGAAGTACGAGACTTCAGCTTTCAGAGATTTTACTGATGCCTGTATCAGTTCAGCGAGTGGAGGCGGAGTGAATCGGAGTAGGCTAACCCACGTGGTCAAGCACCCCCAAGGATCTGGGCACCTCTCGTAAATAGTTGAAGTCACTCCAAGTTCAAGTTTAAGATTGATCAAGTGTTGGTGGTTATAACATCCTGTATTTAACAACAGTAAGTCCTCACACTCTTCTATATTGATAGGCAGGGATAGATGTGAGTCTGGCGGTACTGCCTCCATGTTGTCCTGGCAGTTTCTATCCCTGGCGCTATGCGTGGAGTAAATTTCCTTTACTATCTTTTTCTAAATAAAGTTCAATCCTGTATAGTGGTGTGGTTACAAGTAATGCCAACCCTATATCCTACTGGTTAAAAAACCATGCCATTAAGTAACGCCCACTAGCTTAATGAGGTATATGGTGTATGCTTATATCTAAATGAGAACACTTTCTCAGCTCGAGTATAACCGAGCTGGTATTAAGAGTCAAGGAGGGGATAACTATATGGTATCACAACCCCTTTCTCGTAAGGAGACTGCTTCATGGTGATCAGGTGTTACCTTCAACCCCTGCCTGAAGCGGCGGGTAGTGAGAATATCCCACCCCACCTTGACTACGAGAAGGAGTGTGAGGAAGGAAAAAACACTGGTCCAGGCCAAATGGAGACGACTCCACAAGTTTAGTGATGAATGTTTCTCTAACAGTTCCTGCCAGGCATCCTCCAGTCTCTTATTCGACTCCTGAAGAGAGGAAATTGCAACCTTGTATCTTTCAGTAAATTGGTGAAAAGTACTCGGTGGGGTGTCAGACGGGAGGGGGATCTCTGTGAATGTTGAAGTCTTCCGAAGCACTTCTGTGATAATGTCCTTATTGACATCTCTTCGGGAGCGCTTGGGCGAGGAATATCTTGAGAAACATATATCATGCTCTGTGGTTTTAGTCACGTCAGTCAGGCTCCCATAAGGGCAAATGAGAATGCCTCCCGACTTGGTACATGACTCTAGAGTGATTCTATGGCTGGGAGTCGGCTTGATGTCAGGTGAGGTTGGTGCGAAGTAGTACTGGTCTCCTCGTGTTGTGTAACATATGTCGTTTGGTGTGTTCACTGTCCGTGTTTCTCCATCCAAGCGATAAACTCTTCCGAGGAGGGTTGTACCCTTCTTTGGGACCCTCACAGATACCCAAACCATGTTGGAAATAAAATCTGCATTCACCAATCTGATTGGTAACGGCATCATAGCTACGGCTGATGATAGCTCCTTCCCTAGTAGGGTCGATATGAATAGCTGAAGTGACTCCTGGGATATGACGGTTTGCGGAAGCTCCCCTCGGAGGAGTCCAGATAACCCTGATTGCCCCCGACTAACACATAAGGACAATAATGTGTGAATAACAGTCACCTGGTCTGACCATTGGCCTAATTGATGAAAGGAATCTTTCATATCTTGCCTGAAATTCAATAAGTCATCATGGACAGCACCTATCCCCACATATAAAGAGTCGGACACATTGACGAGAGCTTGATCTGTTTGTCTCATCTTTTCCACTATGCTGACAATTTCTTCATGACTAGGGACCGGAGGTGAAAGCTTGAGCTCTACCAGTTCATAGATTGTGTAAACCCCTGAGGCAAACCCTACAGTTCCCCCAACAGTCCTCCAAGGGTGCTTCTTGAAGCTGTGAAGGATCTTCTTCGGGCCCCACTTTAGTACCTTACTCAACCAGTTAAAAGCTCGTCGGAGTCCAGATGTAACACCTCGCTTCCCCCTGCGAATGGTACGAGGCGTGATCAAGTTGTTGTTAGCTTGTATCAGAACCTCACATGTGCATGTGTGCTGGCGTGGGAAGATTGAGCATAATAGACTATTCCTTCTCCTCGTACCACATGCAAGAATTTGGTTACCAAATCTCCATGAGTATGACGGGTCCGTTGTTGAGGCAACCAGAACACCAATCGACACTCCATCTTCACATATGCTTGGACAGGATGCATCCCCCTGGGGAACGATATATAGATATGTAAATTGCCCGATGGTCAGATGATAGATGCACGGGATTAGGGTTGAGCATGAATACTCGTCTGGAGCGCTGCGGAGATTAAGGAGTGTGTTCATATAGCTCACAACATCACTACTTCTCTTTCTTCGGGTAGACCTCAGCTCCCGGGGAAGGTATAATTCCAGGTGGTCTGTTTTCGGTGGGGGCCTTACATCCGATCCCATTGATATGTTGGAACAGTCCCCTGATGAATTGGAGTCAGGGAAATAGGTGCATGACGCGTGCAGTGTCAGGTTTGACATATAGGAGTCCTCAGACAAGTCATGGGTAACAGCCTTGTTGACATTGATCATCTCTCTCCTTAGAGAACGGTCATATAACTCAGAGAGGAGTTTAACAAGCTTCGCCCTCCCTTCATGGGTAGCTGGGGGAGCATTATCTGGCAATGATGTAAGAATATCTTTCACTAGGTCTGATGGCATTAAGATCTTCACACCAAGGGTAACAGTCGTGAACTCATCCGCAATGATGGCAACCTCGTGTTTGGAGACAAACCTGCCCGATATAAAACTCACAAGGATAGACACGGTTAGACCAAATACGAACTTGCCTGCCATGGTGTCCTGTCTTTTTCTAAATCGATTACCAGGAGTGTTATCGTCGAGGGAGCCATGTCACTCATCACTTCTTTGTAGGTAGAGCCGGATAGAATACTGGGTCACCCGGAACTTTGTAATCTACGGTAGGCACCGTTGCATGACTACTATAGACTGCACCTGATCCAAAACCATCTGTAGGGTATCCCATGCCCTGAGAGCTCATAGAGGAACCCCCAAGCACACTCACTCCATGGGCTAATTGGCCAAATGTTGATGCATTAGACCCGGATAGAGAGACGCCCTGCCGTAGGGGTGGAGGCTGGGCAAAACCAAGATCCAAATTCTTCTTAGCACTATGAGACTCAGCTAGGGCTGCCAGGGATGCCCCTAGAGATCGGACCTCTCGTGTTAGTTCTCCATTCGACTCTGTGAATTTATCAATGGATGCCCCAATAGAAGCCATATGTTTAGTCATTAATGTGAGGCTCTGGACTAGTGACTCTAGTACTGGTAGGACTTCCCCCGAAGAGCCACTGGGCACTCCTGTCGGTGTACTTCCCTTAGGTGGAGGAGGGCCTGGATCAGCTCGATCCTTAGACTTTGAGGTACCTACTGCCAGTGGTTTTTTTCCAGATGAGCAGGGGTTATCACAGGCGGGATTTGGGTTGGAGGGTGCAGACAGTGTCTTCCCTAAAGCGGCCAGGAGCTTGTCCCGGTTAGCTGCAGAATTAACCCCCTCACCTGCCAAACGACGATCTCTAGTCAGGAATTTTTGAATCAAGCTGTCAGATGGCTTCTTCGATGGATCATATATCTTGGCAGCTGCCAGTACTTCCAAGAGATCGTTAGATTCCAGGCGGTCAAGTAGGGGAGTCAATTCATCACCAAACACACTCGAGGCGACCTTCATGACATCGTCTCCCCAAATGCTCCTTACAAATCCTTCCATGGTGTCCTAGGTTTCTTTTTCTAAATAATCCAGTCTTATGATCTCGACATGCATTAGCATGGGTAGCCGGCTGTAGTAGAAGTGTTGACCACTTATATGATCCTTGACGTGTCCTAGTCCAGGAGGGAGGGCTTGTCGCACTTTTGTCCGTTGAGTGGGAGATACGAACCCTACCACTCACTCACCTGTGGGGGATGATAAGTTAAAATAACACACGCAACAGCTCTTCCTACTGAGAGCTACCCTGGTCATCGTCGCGTCAGCAATTCAAAATTCGATCTCAACTCTTCAGGCTTAATGAGCTCCATGTTCTTTGCTGCCTGCTTACAACCCTCGGTGTACTGGGCTTCGGAAATGCCTCTCTCATCAAGGAATTTCTTGACAGTTTCCGTCAAACTGGTGTAACCAATACTGAGTGGGACTTTCGTGTGGGCAGCCAGGGTCTTCTGGTCTGTAGCCTGCGAGTGAGCCATGTTCCTGTACGTGGGGTTCTCATCAGCCCTCTGAAACCATGCGCAGTAGGCTAAGTCCGCATATTTCCCAACATTGAGAAGTTCTACCCCGCGTAGGCCAAGGGCCCTCGCATAAGGGAACATAGCTCCCAGCCCGTGGACGTTCCCAGCCGCCGTCTGAGTAACTTCCCCCTCATCCTTCATCATAGCTTCCCATATCTCGATCAGAGCTACGGATTGTTCAGCAACTCGAGGCAAGAAAGATGCAGCCGTACTCGCTGCTTTGGCAAAGTTGTAAGCACTTTCTATGGTTGCCATCCCCGCCTTGTTTAGAATCATATCAACAATGCTACAGAGCTTCTGTATACCAGGGTCTTCACATTCTGTTAGGTTTGCCGTCACAAAGTCTATGATAAAGCGGAGAAGTGTTGGGTGACTTTGAAAGAAGGTGCTAGTGACAGCAGCGGTAGGGAAATTTCCTGCTATGGCAGCAGATGCTGAGGCCTTGTCCAACCCCAGCCCGGCTAGCATACTATTTGCTCTCTTTTGTGCCCAGTCTGATATATAGTCTGAATTCACGTTCTTAAACCCCAACGTCATAGCGAAGTACGTGTGGATGAGCTGATGGAGAGGAGCAATTGGTGTTACAACTGTACCCTGTGCTGGGGGATATTTTTCCTGAACCTCCTGAAGGGTATACAAGGGGTTTTCTCCAGCAAGAGCCCAAGCTCTAATGGAGCGAGCTAGAGGGGGCGAGTAGATAACTAACAGGTTTAGCCAGTATGAGGCTATCCACTCTAGTCTAGGATCTGACTCCGGGGGGGCAGATAAGATTACAGGAGAGATCCTATCTACGACGTACTTAGCTGCTGCGTGATCGATACCTATCCAGACTGGTAGGCGACTGGGGGCAACTGTAAAGGTCGTTGCAGAATCTGCTACCCAGTCCTGAGGCTCGATTTGGTTTCTTATGTCATATTGGACATGATCACCATATCCCCCAATAGTTAAAGCGTCAACAGACAACGTTAAGAAGTCGGCATTCGGACATAGGTAAATCGGGTAACTTGGGGCTGCGCCTTGGTCCGGAGGTCTTGCATAGATCCTCACTGATCTTCCCCCCGCCGGCTGAAATACAATAGCCCGATGTGGACATGGGGTATCTGAGGCAGGATCTATTTGGAATGTGTCCATGTTGTCCTAGTTTAATGGGTTGCTTTGGCCAGCTCATCAATGGGGGCTGTCAGACATGATCATCTAGACAATTCTTTTTCTGTTCCGC